AAGAATAGAAGCAGCCTTTTTAGAATCTGACCAAAGATATTATTATGTACCTTGTCCTGAATGTGACTATAAACAAAAATTAATTTGGCAAAATGTTATTTGGGAAGATGACAAGCCAGAAACAGCAAGATATGCTTGTGAAAATTGTGGCTCTTTGATTGATGAATCTAAAAAGCAATGGATGCTTAAACATGGTGAATGGATTTCATCAGCACCAACTCATAACACTGCTGGATTTCATATATCAGAATTGTATTCTGTTTGGTCTACATGGGGTGAGATGGCTACAGCTTTTTTAGAAGCAAAGAAACAACCAGAAACACTAAAGACTTTTATCAATACTGCTTTAGGTGAAACATGGGAAGAACAAGGAGATTCGTTAGAGCATGAAACATTATTGCAAAGAAGATTAAATTACGATTACACAAATTTACCAGAAGATATATTAGTTCTTACCGCAGGAATTGATACACAGAAAGATAGATTAGAAATACAAGTTTGCGGTTGGGGAAAGTCTTATGAATGTTGGGTAGTAGATTATAAAATATTTTGGGGTGACCCAAATGCACCTAATGTTTGGCAAGAATTAGATACTTACTTAAAACAAAGATTTAGAACTGAATCAGGCAGATTATTACCTATATCATGTTCTTGTATTGACTCAGGTGGTCATCATACTAATCAGGTGTACCATTTTACTAA